TGTCACCATTGATGACCTATGAATCTAAGCCACAGATTTTAGGTTTCCATTGTTGTGGAGTCACAGGAGCCAGAGAAGGGGGAGCTGCCATGCTGTGTAGACAGGAAATTGTCAAGGCTATAGGTACCCTTAAAGGGAGACTAGGTTTAATGGTAGCTCACAGCGCTTGTCCCAACGGTCTTAATTTTGAAGACATAGGGCCTTTTCCAAATGTTTCCTTAACGGGAGATATAAATGCGAAGAGTCCTTTTAGGTTTTTAGAACAAGGAACGTTCAATTTATATGGACAACATAGTGGCCCAAGGCAAACACCATCTACTGCAGTAGTTAAGACACTGTTGAGCGATGCGGTTGAAGAAGTCTTTGGGGTGCCCTGTCAATGGGGACCCCCTGAAAATATTAAGACTTATAAGCCGCGGAGAGTAGAAGCAGTAAAGATGTGCGCAATAAGCTCCATGGATCCTGATAGAATGGCTTACGCCACATACGACTATTGTTTGAGTGTGTTTGATGCTCTACCTGATGCTGCTATAAGAGGTATACAACCTCTAGATAGAGCAACCACATTATCAGGTCAGGATGGTATTTCTCAACTCAGATCAGTAGTTTTAAGCACTAGTTGTGGTCATCCCATAAACAAACCAAAGAATAAAGTGCTAAGACGTACTGGTGTATCCACTGATTTTGTCACCGACATTATAGAAGCCCCCGATTACATATGGGAACGAGTTGAAAAGTGCGAGAAGTTGCTCTTAGAAGGAAAGCGTTGTCATTTTGTGTTTAAAGCATCTCTGAAAGATGAACCCAAGAAGATAGGAAGCGGAAAAGTTAGAGTTTTCGCAGGAGTTTCGTTAGAGGGTCTGTTGATTATGAGAAAATACTTTTTACCTTTGGGGATAGTAATAATGAGGAATCCATATCTTTGTGAGAGTGCAGTAGGCATCAATGCTCATGGTAAAGATTGGGATAGGTTAGTTAGACATGTTACGCAAAGGGGTTCTGACAGGATGATAGCAGGAGATTATGCTGGTTTTGATTCGTCCATGTCCCCCTCAGCGTCGTTAGCAGCTTTCTCCTGCTTATTATATTTAGCTTGTAGATGTGG